TTTGCTCAATGAGCGGTTGAACGTGCACGGCCTCCCAAGTGGCATAATCAGCTCGCTAGTGTCTGAAGGGGCTTGTGTGTTGTATCAAGACTATCGCTCCGGCTCCTTCCGTGACTGGTCGGAGAATGGAAACGACGCCTCGCCCAATGCTGCCACGGTGTGGAATACAAGGAGCTTGAGTTTCGCAGCAGTAAACGCCCGACTCACGGTCTCCGACGCTCTCGAGCTTCGGCCTACGGAGGGCTCAATTGTTGTTTTCGCCGACTTCGCCGCATCTCTGGGTACTCAATACATCATTACTAAGAAAGACGCCGGCGGGGACATGTGGTCGCTCTATACTACCTCCGGCCCGGCGACATTGAATTTTGACGACGGCACGAACATTCGGACCCTGGCATATGACCCGGGCGGGACAAATTATCTCGGACTGAATTTCGCGAACGGTGAGAAGTGTGAAGCGTTCGGGGAGGCGATTAGTTCGGGACTGTTTAATGACGTTTCGGCGATAACAGCCGACGACGCCGATATCACAATCGGGGCGAACTACCTTGGAGGCAACCGCTTTTATCAGAGTCCTACGAAAGCTGTATTACTGTTCAACCGCAAACTGACCGAGACCGAACACCGGCGACTTTATTCGGAACTCTACGCTGACAGTTGGGCCACGGAGGTATTGAGCCGGTATGTCGCGGACGTGGTTGAGTATGTCGAGCCGGACGATCCCACTTTGAGATTGGCCCTCGACGTAAAGAGCTTGGCCGGCGTGTGCAATGACCTATCGGGGTATGGAAATCATGGGACGCCCTCCGCCGGTGTGATGAATCGCATTACATCCTTTGGGGTAGGTGCGGATGGTAGCGGGCTTAGTGGCACGGGGATAAACTGCGGGAGTAGTGATTCTCTGAACATAACTGGAGGCTTAACACTGGCCGGCTGGATCGAGGTGCGGAACATACCGGCCCTAGTATATGTAATTTTGCGTTCGAAATATGGTTTGTATATCAGCTCGACCGAGGAGCTGGGATTCTACACGCGAAAAGCCGACGATTCCGGAAATGACGTGTCTGCCGTTGCGCCCGCGCCCTGTAAATTGGGAGTCTGGCATCATTTCGCCGCCGTATATGACCCCGTAGCTGGCCAAAAAATCCTATATCTGGACGGTATTGCAGGCACGCCTATCGCGAAAACAGACGGGGGGATTGCAGGTGTTTCCAGTCAACCAATGGTTATTGCATCGTCGGGGGGAAATAATGCGGACGCAACTATGATACTCCCCCAAGTCTTCGCCGAAGCGAAGTCCGCCGCGTGGATACAAGCCGAATACGCCAAGGGCCTCGGCGCTCTTTCCCAAACGAATGGAGCCGCACAAGAGTCGATTGCGAACGAGACGAGTGGGTATCTGTCAAATACGCCTTTTGAGATCACGTCCGGAACATGGAAAGTCTCCGAGGACACGATTGACGAGACACCGGTCAAGGTTCTCGAGTGCGTCTCGGCGGGAGTAGCTGCCATACCCGTGACAAGTTTATATCAGAATCAAAAAGAAGCGGCGCGGGGGACGTTTGAATTTTGGATCTACAATGCAACTGGATCAACCATACCGCGGGTAGGCTTTATTGCAAATGACAAATTGAGTGAATTATCAGCGGGCTTCAGCGGATACACTGTGCGATTTGAGCCTAATGGGGTCTTTTCGCTATATCGGCGAATAAGTGGCGCGGGACTTATTTTACAAGCGACGGCCCCCGGCTATGTACCTCCAGCGGAATGGTCCAAACTGAAAATTACGGTTAGCACAGACGGCGTTTTTACTACGTATTTGAACGACACTCTAGTTAGTTTAACGGGCGGAGCGGGTAGCAATCCGACAACTGATACGACACACACCGCGTCGAAATTTATCACATTTGAGCCGGACGCCGGCGACAAAATCGCCTTTTCTGACAAGTCCGGGAATTACGCAATCACCAAAAAACTTCTCGCCGAGGAATAGAGCATGTTTGAGATGATGACAACGGATGCCATAGTCAACCTAATCGCGCAGCTCAATACAGTCAAGGACAAGCGCGTACATTCGGCTTTCGCCGAGAGTGTGGTCGACTATGGCACTCTCGAGGCCATGTATAGAAATGACTGGGTTTCGGGAAAAATCGTAGATCTCCCGGTTCAGGACGCGACGAGAAAATGGAGACAGATTGTATCGGAGTCGCTCGACCCCAACAAAATCGAGGAGGTCAAGAAGTCCGAAGACACCCTCGGTTTTCGATCGGCTGTTATTGAGGCCATGTCGTGGGCTCGCCTTTATGGAGGGGCGGGGATCGTGCTCGGTCTCGACGACGCCGACCCCGATCAACCGCTCGACCCTGAGAAGATAAAGCAAGGGGACCTCAAATACCTACACGTGTTTGACCGTCATGATTTACAGGTACACGAGATAAATCAGATTGACCCGCACTCGGAGACTTTTAGAAAGCCCGAGACCTACCTAATCGCCGGATCACAACAGCCGATACATGCCTCGAGGATACTGATTTTCGAGGGCCGGCCCCTCCCGTGGAGACTCCGGGCGAGAAATGATTATTGGGGCGAGTCGTGGGTCTCCCATGTCTACGACGCGATCGTGCATTCCCAGGGCACAGTGTCCGCGATCGCCGCCCTCCCGTATAAAGCGGTCGTCGATGTCATTGCTATAACCGGATTTTTCCAGTCCGTGGCCACGGGCGGGAAGTCAGTCAATGACTTTGTACAAAGATTTGAGGCCGCCGACCAGATAAAATCAGTGAACAACGCACTTGTGATTGACAAGGATAAAGAGTCAATTCAGCAAAATTCAATTCAATTCACGGGGCTTTCGGATATCATTCAAAGATTCATGAACATTGTCGCGGCGGCCTCCGATATCCCGGCGACTCGATTCCTCGGGGAGTCGGCGCCCGGTTTGAATTCTGCGGGACAAATGGAGCTCCGGAATTACTACGACTCGATTTCCTCATTGCAGGAAATGAAGCTCCGAAAAGTCCTTCAAAAGTGGGACGAGGTGCATGTCCGGTCAGTACTCGGCGCTATGCCCGAGGACTGGTCGTTTTATTTCGAACCGTTGTGGCAAGCAAGCGAGCTCGAGCAAGCGCAAACTGAATTGACACGGGCCCAAAGGGATCAAATTTATCTGCAAAATGAGGTCGTCCTTCGGGGACATGTCGCCGGACAACTGCGGCTCGATGCCACCTATGAAACCATAGACGGCGATTTTTTAAACACCCTCGATGAGATCGACGAAGAAGATCAGTTGGCTATGAGGGAGGAGCGCGAGAATCCTCCCGAGCGGGAAGAAACTCCCGAGGAGCTCGAGAATCCTCCCGAGCGGGAAGAAACTCCCGAAGAGTTCGAAAACGATAAAGACGAAGAAGACAAGCCCGAATAATGGCCGCCTCCCGAGAGCAGAAGCGCCGGCTCCGTGCGCAGTTCGCCCGGCAAAAAAGACCGAGGCGGGCCCCGCTCGGGGTCGAGAGCCCCGTCCGTGAGGAACAACGGTACACGCGGGAAATTAACCAAGTCACGGTCGAGAGACTTGATCGTTTAGTTAAACAGTTTATTTTCCCACTGCTAGATACATTTTTATCGGACGGGCTTGTCGACGCGGATGTCAAAGGAATGATAGCTCAATTAAACTCCCTCCTCCGCCCCTTCGGTGCGACTATACTCGGGGAGATCAACGCCATTGCCCGGAGTCACGTCGAACGGGTAAACGGGTTTCACGAGGCGGCTTTTATTGAGGAGATGAGACGAGCTATCGGGGTCGATCTGTCTACCATACTATCGGATCGCGGGCTCGATAGAAAGCTTAGGGCCGCGACTAGAAAAAGCGTGAATCTTATCAAACGGATTCCACGAAGATATCTTGCTCGAGTCCGGGCCGTCATACAGCAGGGCTTTCGCACGGGCTCCGACTCCTTTGACATCAAAAAACAGTTGCAACAGATATCCGGAATCGAAAAACGACACGCGAAACTGATTGCCCGCGACCAGACAAGCAAGCTTACAAGCGACTTGAATCGATTCCGTCAAACCGATATTGGTATCACTCACTACGTTTGGAGAACAGTCGGGGACGAGAGTGTTAGACCTACACACGCGAACAACAATCGGAAATCCTTCGCGTGGACTGACCCGCCGTCGGAGACTGGCCACCCCGGGCACGACGTCCAGTGTAGGTGTGTCGCCGACCCGGATTTGACTCCGGTCCTCGGGGAGATTGAGGGTGAAAAGAAGCGAAGGCTTCAAAAGCGGCCGGTAAAATAAACCTCCGTTGACAACTTAATTATGATGATGTAGTATGTCAATTGGAATTATGAAACTATTTGATAAGTTGATAATAACAGATCAAGAAACAACGTCGGAGGGGCATCTCCGCGTAAAAGCGCGACTTTCCCGCACGGGCGTACAAGAATACTTACTGTCCGAATTCAACCCGACCGAACTCCCATCTGCTCTAGCGGTTCTCCCCGGAGACTCGATCGTGCGGCTCAATCGCCCGGCCGAGGAGGTTTTCAAGCCCGAGTCGCTCGCGACGATGGTCGAAGCCCCGGTCACGGACGGCCACCCGCCGCAGTTTGTAAACGATGAGAATCGCGGTATTTATTCACGCGGGGTCACGGTCGGATCTCCGTTTGTTGACGGCGACTTTGTGGCAGCGGAACTGCTCATAACTGACCAAAATCTCATCGATAAAGTAAAGGCGGGCATCCGTCAAATATCCCTCGGATACAACCTTGACACGGAGTGGAAAACCGGGGTTGACGAGACTTATGGGGTTTACGACGGAGTTCAACGGAATATCCGTGTCAACCATGTTGCTATTCTCGCGCAGGGCCG